TTCTGATTCGTTAATTCCTAAAATGGTTTATTGCCCACACTGTGGGGCTAAAATGGACGATTCGATGAACTAATTAGAACCCAGGGCTAAATTACGTGGAGGGCATTATGAATGATGCAATGGATATAATGCGCATTAAATCATTTTGGCTAAGAGGTCTCATAAAAAGAATAGCAAATAAGACTTTAAAAAAGAAATTTGGAATTGATTTAAACCTTGATATTCATGAACTTGAAGTAATTAGTAATCTTCAAGATCAAACTGTTACTTTATCTACTTCTATTGATATATCTATTCCGGCATCAGATATAAACAAAATCATTTCACAAATGGAGGATAAGAACAATGACTAAGATTCAGAAGATTGGTTTAGTAACTGGTGGTATTATATCCACTTCCTGTGCACTAGCGCTTTGGTCAGCTCTTGAGAATATGACCAGAGACGATGTTAATCTCCTCAGTAATTATATCGCAACTGATTATTTGCAATATAACGAAACTTGGAAAACGATTGTGTGCAGAATGGATCGGGCTCTTATCAAAAGCGGTTGCTATTTTACAGCCGTTGGCGCCGGAATCATTAGTGGGTTATTTTTCGAAGGAATAACAGAAGAGGCGATAAAAGCTATTCTGAAGATTGTTACTGAATTCCAGAAGAAAAATTAATGATTCCGTATATTTTTCATGCCACTTAATGGAGGACCAGAAAGGAGGTGCGCCATGTGGTATGAAAGATATTTTCGTCAAGGTCACGTGTTTCAACTCCACGATCCGGAAGATGAAGAAGATCTGAATACGTATATTAAGTCTCTGATGGAGCAGGGAATTAATTATAAACGGATTTTCTTTACGACCGGATGTGGAGAAGAATTCGTGGCAATTGAAACACGAACATTGTAGCATATCTGGAATTGCTAATCTAGTCTAATCTATTAGGTTCTCTAGAGAGTCTTGGAATAAATAGTTCTGAGGCTCTCTTTTTTCATGGTTCTATGGAGGACGAGTATGAAAAAAGTAAAGATATTTTACAAACAAGCAACAAAATTTCTTAAAAGACACAAATCAGAAATTCTTCTTGGAGTAAGTATTGGAGGAACGGTAGCTGCCGATGCACTTTTTATATATAAAGGAAAAAAGCTGTATGAGAACAATGAATCTCCTACAGCCCAAAATTATATTTCTGCTTACTGGTTACCTGTAACTCTTTCCGCTGGATCTGTGGTCGCAGGTATCTGTTCTCACAATGCGGTTGTTGCTGAGAAAATGGCAATGGCTTCCTTTGCAACTTATATTTCGACACGATATAAGAATCTGCAATCTATTTCTTCACAAGAAGATATTTTGAAGGCAGATGAAAAAACACTCGAGGAATTGCGAATTGAAGCTGATGCTGCGGATGAACTGGATGATGAATCAGAGCCAAACAAGGAGTTATATTACTTTCCTCAGTATGGATTGATATTCTGGACAACAGAAGAGCAAGTTCGTACTGCTGAGCTAAATATTAACGAGATGTTTGTCCATGATGGAAGAGCTTCACTAGGAGACTTTTTATATTTTCTTGGCATAAAAGATCCATCGTGGAAAGAAGTTTGTGACAGTATTGGGTGGAGATATAACTTCGATGATTTTGAAGATAGTTTACAATACATCTCCTTTACGCAATACCAAAAGATATTACCGAGCGGTATTCAGTGCAATTACGTGTACTTCCAAACAGAAGCCCAATCATGGTCCGATTGGGATAAAGAATATGATAGTTCTATAGCAGGTGATTTTAAATGAAGATTTTAAAAATTGGATCTACTCCTAATCCTACTGTACGCTTTGAATGCCCAGTATGCGGATCAATTCTGGAGTGTAATTATAATGAATTGATTCCAACAAGAAGTACTGGAGGGGCAGATTTTGATTGCCCCATTTGTGGATTACTTCGTCATACATCAACATTTTATATTGTTAATGAATCGCTACAAATTAACCATGGAGAAAGGATTCCAGGACCTTATGAACAAGCCTAAAGAAGAAATAGCAACTATTCATGTCAAAACAAGTGTGGATTATGTTTGTCCGTTTTGTGGCAAAGAAATAGATCCAATTAAAGAAAGATATTCTATAGAATGGGCTCGAATTAGCTCAGGAAGATTTAAGAAAAAACAGTATTTTCATACTAAGTGTGCTCATCGCAAATAATTCTTATCCTTTGATGAAGTAGAACACATTATTTTAGGAGGTGCTAAAAATGAGTTTATTTAGGAAAGAAGCTGATGAGACACTTATTGCTTTAATTGAGGAGCGTGAGGCTTGGAGAGAAAAAGTGGTAAGCATCAAAGACAAAAATAGTGAGGCGTATGCTAACGCATTCCAAACGTGGATTAACGTTAGCGATGAAGTCCAGCGATACGAAGACAATCATAAGCAGTGGTGGCAGAAAATTAATTGGATTAATGTCATTACTGCTTTGACTGGCTGCGTAACGGCTGGAGTTGGCGTCGCGAGCGCAATAAATACGAAGAATGCGATAGAAGAGTCTCGGTATGAGGCTGAGTTAGCTTACAGAAATGATCAAAATGACCAGCTCTGCGATGGCAGAGTGTGGAATCAGAAGAATAATGTAAGTAAGTTCATTAAGTAACGAATTAAAACTAATAAAAACTACTTTAGGGAAGAGATTTGGAATGAATAATTCTAAGTCTCTTTTCTTTTTATGGAGGATAAAATATGTGCGGTGATCGTAAATTCTATGAAGATTTTCGGCAAGGATTAACTCGTAAAGAAGTTGCTATAAAGTATGGTATTCGTTACAACCATGCTTGTCGGTCGATCAGTTGGTATGAAACCTATGTAGCTCCTTATCCGTATCTTAAGAAATTATATTGTTCAATGATAGACCATAAAGTAAATCTGAAAACAGCAAGGCGGGTTATATATTTCCTAACTCGCAACGTGGCTTATTCAAAAACAGAAGTTAAAAGGCTTCTGAAATGCACTTATATTTCCGAAACAAACAACCAAATTCTTTTAAAAGACCTTGATAAAGAACGGGAATATTGTGAATTGCATCCGGAGATCGGATCAATTTATTTATGGGGGACAGGTCCAAAGATAATTACAGCATTAATAACTGCAGAAAGAGATTGCAAATGAAAAGAGAGGTAAATTTTAACAAGTATTGTAAAACATGTATTTCAAGATTTTGCTCTGAATGGGATCGCGATACGCCTTGCTATGAATGCCTGCAATATGCTTGGAATGAGGATAGTGAGAAACCACAGCTATATGAGGAGGATAAGAAATGATTGCTTTGGGCCAAACCGCCTATTTTGTACTAATGGTAACGTTATTTATTACTATTGTATCTAATATTATGGCAATTGCGGCAGCCTTTAACATGCGTAAGGCTTATCGCGAAGGTTTTATTGATGGCTCTCATGGCATGCTGAAAATATTTGAGGATCTTTATAACAAACAATCTAAAGAGAAAAAGGATTCGTGAAATAATCATACCTCTTAATGAAGTGAAATATTTAATTTCAAATTAATTAGGAGGAGATAAAAATGAAAAAGTTTCTAAAAGGCATCATTATAATTTGTTGTATGGTCGTTTCAGTACCAGTAACGATAATGCTATTAGCAGCATTATTTGGGTTTGGTAGTTTGATAATGATTATGCCAGAAGTTATAGGAGGCATCCTGATAATCTTGGCAATTTTTGCAATTCCAGGATTAATAGTAGGATTAATTATTGGCAATTCAAATTCAAAAGATAAGAAATGAGTATAAGAGCTCTGGAACAAAATGTTCTGGGGCTCTTAGCTTTTGTATTTTAGGAGGACATGTATGCAAAGACCAAAAGTATTAAATGCACTTGTACCAAAGGCTAAAGACTTTGTACAGCCAATGTGGAAGTTTTATATTCGTCACGAGTCGTCTGTTTTAACGGCTGGAACGATAGGGTTTAGCTTAGCTACAACTGCTGTAACGTTACGTAATGCGCGCTTCATCATGAATACGATAGACGATGCGCACGTAATGCTGGAGAATGCAAAAACAAATGACGAAAAAGGAAAGATATTTGTTGCAACAGTAAAGGAATTGGCGCCCAAAGCAATCCCAATTATTATATTTCAGTCTTTAACGATTCTTTGCGCAATTCGTTCAAAGAAAGAATCGGATAAGAAAATTGCAGAGTTAACAGAAGCACTTGCAATGGCAAATAACGCAATTACTTCCTATAAAGCTTTCGAAAAAGAAGCAAAAGAAAAGCTTGGTGATGAGAAGTATACGGAAGTAAAAGATGCGGTTGCAAAAGAGGTTTTGGAAGAGCATCCAGAGAAGCCGATCAATGATATTTCAAAAGTTCCAAGTGGAAATGAGGTGTTCGAATACTGGGATAACTTCACTAATAGGCGATTTTATTCCACGGTTGCACCTTCTGAAATGAAAATGCGAATTCATAATTTGTCTCTGCGATTTACAAAGGGAGAAATAAATAATTACGACGACGAAGGTAGATCTAAGGTTACTTACAATGATATTTACGAACTGTTTAGAGATGATGCGCTAGTAGTTCATCCTGTAGGTGACACTTGGGGCTGGTATGATACAGATGCTCCGTATCGAGAAGCAGACGAAGATGCTATTACAGTATGGATATCGCCAGTAGAAGATCCTAACAATCCGGATCATACTGTATGGTTTCTCGATTTACAAGGCGGACCGTTCTTTCGCAAAGACAGATAATGATATTCCGCCATTAGAAGAGCGGATTGGGTATTGGTATGACTCAGATCCGCTCTATTAATTCGCAAAAAATTCAAGTGCGTTAATGAAGTGAATAACACATATTTTCCATAAAGGAGGAAATGAAATGAGTAAAAGGTATGTTGAAATTGTTGATGTGGACGACAATGGAAATCGTAAGGTGATTTCGTCTGAAGAGAAGAAGTTTAGCCCGAAGAAGGCCGTATCTGACTTTACAGAGAAACATCCGAAAGTGGTGAAAGCCGCTAAGGTAACCGGATTGGTTATTTTAGCTGGTGGAGCTGCACTTTTGGGAGCTTCTGCTGTAAAAGCTAAGAACGGATCTTCTGAGACAAACTTGCTGAGCTCAGATGATCAGAAGTTGCTGGGAGATCCTGTGCCTGAAACTGAAGCAGAAACAGAAAACGATACAGAAGTTTCTGAATGACACGGAGTGTTAATACTTAAGAGTGAGAGCTCTAGAATGAAATATTTCTAGGGTTCTCACTTTTCTTTTTGGAGGATATTTATGAGCGATAACAATTTACAAGATAAAAAACCTGTTATCAAAGCCTCTTCCAAAGACCATTCTATTGCAGGTGATATTGGTAGAGAAGTCATGCAGAATTACATCGTGCCAAAATCGAAAGATATTATGCATGACACATTGGCTGGATTGATATCCATGGTTGGGGATGCGGTACAAAGTGCTTTAAACCAAGCAATTTATGGAGAAGATCGACCAAGACAGACACAGAATTCGCACGTGGGGTATAGTACGTTTTACACAAAACCACAGGCTACGCAAAGCAATGTTCGTACTTATAATGATACGCTGGGTAAGCGTTCATCGACAGAGGTAAAGTATATTTGGGTTCAGACAGAAGAGCAAGCACAATTCGTCGTAGATTCTATGCGTCAGAACATTCAGCAATATGGAAAGTGTAAAGTTGCTGAACTGTACGAAATGGTAACTCCAAAAATTCAAACCACTTTCCAAGATTACAAATTTGGTTGGGTAGATCCAAATTCTATTTCTTATCATAAAGAATACACCGGAGAGCATAGAGGTGAATACATTTTGGATCTTGCGAGACCGATTGATATTACGAATATTTAAAAAGAGGATATGAAAATGAATTTAAATAGTTTGACTCGTACTGCAAAGACTTGTGGACTTCTTCTTAAGAAGCATGCAAGTACAATAGAATTTGTTGCTGGCTGTGCTGCTGTTGTAGGTGGCACAATTCTTTTAGTTAAGTCTGCAAATGATATTGCAGATGTGAATAATCAGGTTGAAGACCATAAGCGTCATCTAAAAGAAATTGATGAGGACGAAGATGGTTGGGAAGGCATGGATGAGACCAGAGGACAGTATATTCGCAGATGTTTTGTTCAGGACACTGTAGATTATACCAAGGCCATTTGGAAGGCAGCAGGATTAATGGCTGTTGGTATTATGATGTTCGGCCTCTCTCACGCAACGATTACAAAGCAGTTGAAAGCTGTATCGGCATCTCTTGCTGCAACATCGCTCTCATATTCTCAGTATCGTCAGAGAGTGCGTGAAGATGTTGGAGAAGAAAAAGACTATCAGTATTTAACAGGCGGCTGTGCAAAGACCGTTGAAGTCAAGAAAGATGGAACTGTAATTGAGACAACTATTCCGATTAACGGGGATGATAAAACGATTTATATTCCGCATAGCATGTTCTTTGATGAGCATAACGTTAATTGGCGTAAAGATCCCTCTCGCAATATGTATTTCTTGAAGCGAGGGCTTGTTGCGGCGAATCGCCAGTTGGAACGAGATGGTTTCATCTTTGAGAATGATATTTGGAAACTCATTGGTGGGGAAGCTTGTGATATGACAGTAGCTGGTCAGTGTGCAGGCTTCCATTATTTAAATCCGGATGGATCTACCAATCAGATTAGTTTCGGTTTTGAAGCTAATACGGAAGCAGCAAAAAGATTCAGAGATGGTCTTGAGCCGTCGTTTCTGGTGATCTTACAGTATACAGACGGAAGACCAGCAGATAATAATGTATTTGATTATGTCACATTGAAGAAATATTAATGATATTTTATGGAGGACAAAACTATGCTAGTTAAAGTTATTGCAGGTATCGTACTTGGTGCGGCAGCAGTTGCTACGACGGTTGCAGTTGTAAAAGTAACTTCTAAGAAGTATGCTACATCTAACGAAGAAGAAGTCAATGAGGATGAGAGCGTTCTGAAGAAAATTAAGAAAGCTGCTCAGAAAAAAGCTCTTGATATTCTTCAGTTTGTAATTAATCATCAAGAGCAGATTGAGGCTGCTACAACTGTTATTGGATTAGTAGCAGGTGTTGCTGAAATTGGTTCTTATGTGAAAAGTATGAAGGATCATAATGAAATCCTCACGCGGCTCGATAAAATTGAGCGTGATACTTACAATAAGGGATACAGCGACGCGTGGAATAATGAATTAGATAAAATGATCCACGCAGCTAACAATAATATTCCATTTGCTTTTCGAAATACTAAAGAAGGCGATATTATTAAGCAGTTCAAAGTTGAAGAGGTGATTGGATGATGAAAGAGAAAATTATATTTGGAGCCGGAGGACTTCTTATAGGTTTTGCAATAGGATTTATTGCTGGTAGATTCGTTAACAAGAAAAAAGAAGAATCTGCAGAATTTTCTCAGGAAGAGAAAGAAGCGGTTAACGATATTATTGCTAAAGAAGAGTACGCGCAAGCTTCTGTTCCTGATCCTGATCCTGAAACAGTGGATTTGAATAAAGCTTACGAGGATTATAAAAAACTGAAGGGAGATAAAATCGAAGTCCTTGGTAATGATCCGATTGACAAGATGTACCCTGATATTTCTTATGAGCAGAAAACATTATTATATTTTATCTATGATGATCTACTTGTTGATGAAGAGGGTAACGCCGTCGATGAAGAGGAACTGATTGGCAATAAGCTTATCAGATTCGGTTGGTACAGTAGTGATGAGGATCATGTTTGGGTAAGAAATAATAAAACAGAAACTGATTATGAAATTCAGAAGTTTGATTGTGGATACGAAGATCATTTCGATCATGAGTTTCCGGATTACCCGACAGATGAAGACGAGGATGAGGACAACGATATAGAAGATGAAGTATGATTGGAAAAGATTATATTGAATGGCTAATGAATATGACTGGGCTCAATAGATATTCATTGCTTCTTTCTCATCTAGCCAAAACCGAGTTTTATTGGTGGATGGTATTGGATGAGAATCGAGCATGTGCCGGGCTCAGTCTAAGAGAAAGATATTCTTTTGAAGCAGGGATCTATCAGTCGGATGTTGCTGATGGTCCCTGTTCTGTTTTAGAGATGCTGCTTGCGTTAGCAGAAGATTTGGAGCAGCAGAGTGGAGCTAAAACATCGCAAGAATTCTTTTACGAGTTACTTGATAATTTGGGTCTAACTCAATACCACGACTCAAAATATTATGACAAAGCTGTTAGTTTAATTTTAAAGAAGTGGATGGATAGAGATTATAAGAACTATAACATCTTCAAGCCAGTTCCAAATGTCGATATGCGGAAGCTTGATATTTGGGGACAGATGCTTCAGTACATTAATTATTACTATCCAATCGATGCAGCAGCGTTTCTTAAAAACTAGGAGGAATGATATTTTATGAATTGCGATAAGTGTAAGTTTTCTGGAATTTGTAAGTTTGAAGATGGCGCAAGAAGTTATGAAGAAAATCTTCATCAGTGGATTAATACAACCACTCGTCCTGATAATCTGGAAATTCTTGTGAAGTGCACTAAGTTTTCACTGAAGTATCCTGCCGTAAATGTAAAATAACAATTGAAGAAAGGAGTAAAGAATGTACGACTTCTTAAGAGTTCAGAAGAAGTGGGACAATAAGCTCCAAAGAAATGTTTATACTCCTTCCTTCACGATTGGTCATATCAAAGATCTTCTTGTTCGTGGCAATAAGTTTTATGCCATCTTCAATTACAATTCAAACTTGTGGGAAACAGACGATTCAACAGCAATTGGCCTGATTGATGCTCAGATAATTCAATATGCTAATGAAAAAGAATCAGCTGCATTACTTGAAGATCCTGAGCATGGACCGGTTGTGAGACTTCTATCAGACACATCTAATCATCTTATCACACAGTGGCATAACTTCTGTGAAAAAGACTACAGACCTGAATGGAATGATAAATGGCAGCTGAATCAGAAAGTTATATTTTCTAATCAGGAGCCAAAAAGGGAGGATTATGCAACAATGATTCTTCCGTATCCATTGCAGGAATGCCCAACACCAAACTACGATCGAATTTGCGAGGTATTATATTTACCCTCGGAAGTTGAAAAATGGGAATGGTTCGTTGGATGTATTCTTGCTGGTGACCATAAAAAGATTCAGAAAATGATTATATTTTATGGTGAGCCAGGAACGGGTAAGTCAACCATCATGGGTAAAGTGATTGCCGATGCAGTACTTGGTGGTTTGGGTGGCGGTTATGTTACAAGATTCGAAGCAAATGGATTGACAGGGAATGACAGTTTTGGCACACAATTCTTGGAGAATGATGCCGTTCTTGCTTATGATGATGAAGCAGAAATGAACATGATTACCAAGAAAGCAATGCTGAACAAAATCATTTCACACGAGTCAATTACCGTAAACCCAAAATTTGGTAGAAGGTTTAATAAGATTCCTTCCTGTTTGTTAATGGCAGGTAGTAACGAACCTGTACAGATGTCACCAACGTCTGGGATGAATCGAAGACTGATTGATATTCGTCCAACAGGTAATAAACTTTCTCCAGATGAGTATGACCGCTGCGTAGAAGGTCTACAATTTGAAAGGAGTGGTATCGCGTGGAAGTGCCTGCAAACGTACAAGAAGCTTGGCAGGCATTATTACGATCATTATATTGCGGAGGACATGCTTTCCAGGACGTCACCGTTCCAGAACTTTGTTGAAGAAAACTATCTCGTCTTAAAAGAAGGCATAAGTCTTGCGGCTGCATATAAACTGTACAATGACTATGCGATGGAATCCAATTTCAAAAACATACTTCCGAGATATAAATTTAGAGACACATTAAAATTATATTTTACCAAGTATGACAATATGAAATTCGAAGGATTCAAGCTCGAAAAGATTGGGCTTAAAGAAGTGAAACCAGTCGAGGAAGTACCAGAACCTTGGCTCGTTTTTAACTCTACCAAATCACTTTTCGACGATGCATATGCAGATGCATCAGCACAATACGAGCAAGATAGTTCGGAACATCCTCTCAAGTATTCTTGGGATAGATGCCCAACAAAGTTAAAAGAACTTGATACACATATGATCCATTATGTACGGGTTCCGAAGAATCTTATTGTTATCGACCTTGATATTAAAGGAAAGGATGGGCAAAAAGATTTTAATCGAAACATTGCAGAAGCGCAGAAGTTTCCACCGACTTATGCGGAGCTTAGCAAGTCTGGAAATGGAATACATCTGCATTATATTTACACAGGAGGTGATCCGGAAGACCTTTCACGAATTTATGGAGACAATGTAGAAGTGAAAGTGTTTACTGGTAAGTCTGCTCTTAGAAGAAAGCTTACTAAGTGTAATGATATTCCAATTGCTACTTTGGCCAGCGGATTACCATTAAAGGAAGGAGCGGATAAATTGATTGATTGGGAGGGCTTTAAAAGTGAGAAAGCTTTAAAAGTTCAGATCATTAACGCAGTCCTTAAGAAGCATCATGGACATACAAAACCAGAATGTGACTTCATCTATAAAGTACTTGATGAAGCTTATAAGTCTGGTAAAACCTATGATGTAAGGGATCTTGAAAATGATGTTTTTGCATTTGCTGTTAACTCTTCAAATAAAGCAGAATATTGCATGAATCTTGTAAATCAGATGCATTTCTGTAGTAAAGATATTGAAGAAAAAGAGAATGAGGAAACAGCAGAGTACAAGAACGCACCAATTATATTCTTAGACTGCGAAATATTTCCAAGTTATAAACAGGCAAAAGAAGCTGGGGTAGAAATTCCGGAGAACATTCCGAAAGATACTCCAGCTCTTTTTCTTGTTAACTGGAAGTATCGTGATGATGAACCTTATAAGTTTGATGATAACGGCAAAGTTGTTCCAAAAGAGCATGCGAAAACTGTGGTACGAATGATAAATCCAACACCTGAGGAAATCGAAGGTTTATTTAAGTACAGGATTATTGGATTTAATAATCGCAAGTATGATAATCACATGCTTTATGCAAGGTCTCAAGGCTATACAAGCGAAGAACTTTATAGCCTTAGCCAAAAGCTTGTAAGTAAGGATTCTGAAGCATCAAAGAACGCCAGATTTGGACCAGCATATAATCTTTCCTATGCTGATGTTTTAAACTTTGCAACAACCAAGCAGAGTTTAAAGAAGTATGAAATCCAGTTTGGTGCGGAACATGTGGAATGGAATCAGCCTTGGTATTTACCAGTTCCAATGAAAGATTGGACTAAAGTAGCAGAATATTGTGACAATGATGTTATTAGTACTGAAATAACATTCGATGGATGCTATGAAGATTTTGTTGCAATTGAAATGCTAGCTGATATTTCTGGTGGGACAGTCAACGACACCATTAATTCCATGTCTACAAAGTTTGTATTTGAAGGTAATAAGCATCCTGTTCTTACTTATACCGACTTTACAACTGGTAAGCAATACACCACTGAAGACTTTCAGATGCCAATTATATCGGAAGATGAGTATGAGAAACTCGGAGATGACTGGACTGGCGTTAAACCTAAGAACGTTAATCATTTTCCAGGTTATCATCTTGTACGATTCAAAGATGGAACGCTTCATAATATGTTCCGTGGTATCGATGTCGGACGTGGCGGATATGTGTATGCAAATCATGGAATGTATGGAAGAGCAGTAACAAAAGATGTTGCTTCCATGCATCCGCATTCTATTAAAGAGCTCAATCTGTTCGGAGATTACACAAAGAATTATAACGATTTGATGGAAGCAAGAATTGCAATTAAACATGGAGATTATGACAAAGTTAAATCTATGTTTGATGGTAAGCTTGCTAAGTATTTGGGTGATAAGAAATCTGCTAAAGCTTTGTCTAAAGCATTAAAGCTGATTCTTAATTCTTTCTACGGAATGACTTCAAGTCCTAGTGATTATTTCGTAGCAAAAGATAAGAGAAACATTAATAACATTGTTGCTCTTCGTGGGGCGCTTGTTATGAAGATGCTGCAAGATGAAGTAGAAGCAAAGGGATTTACTGTCATTCACATCAAAACAGATTCTATCAAGATCGCTAATCCAACTGATGAGGTTCTTAACTTCATTGATAATTTTGGGTCTAAGTATGGATATACATATGAGATCGAACATACTTGGAATCGTATCTGTCTCAAAGATAACGCCCAGTTCATTGGTCTTCATGATACTGACGATCCAGAATCACCAATGGTGTGGGAAGCAACTGGCAAATACTTTGCTGTTCCATATGTGTTCAAGTCGTTATTCACACATGAACCAATTATATTTGATGATTTCTGCGAGACGATTTCTGTTAAAGAAGGTGCGCTTCATCTTGTTAAAAATGAAGGTACAGAGAATGAAATTGATGAATTCGTAGGACGTGTTGGCCAGTTCACACCAATGAAGAAAGACGGCTCAATATTATATCGTGTGAATAATGGCAAACGATATGCAGCAACTGGAACAAAAGGATATTTATGGATGGAATCAGATCAGGTAAAAATATTGCACTTAGAAGATGATATTGATAAGTCTTATTATCAGAAAAAGTGTGATGACGCAATTGCTGAAATTAATAACTTTGGCAATTACGAGTGGTTTGTTTCCGGGCAAGATGACTTTAGTCATTATATGAATTCACCAGAATTCCAGTTAGATTCTATTCCTGTTGGAACTGATGAAGAAATTATATTGAAATGAAAAGGAGCGAGAAAATGAAGGTTTATATGTCAGGTAGAGATCTCATTATTGAGGGTGCTAAGAATGAAGATATTCTTGGAGGTTCGTTCAGAAATTTTGGAGGTGTTGAAAAGAGAAATCCAAAGACTGGTCAGGTTGTAAATTCAAAGGGAAAGAGAAATTTTAATCTTAAAGTTTCTGATGAATATCTTGATTTCTTTACTGAAAACGGATGCAATGTAAAAGAATTCGGAGGCAATCCTGAAGAGGGAGAACCTCCGATTCATTTTGTTAAGGTAAATGTTAATATGGAGACAAGTAATCGTCCTCCAAAGATTCAGATTGTAAAGAGTTCTGGTCAGCTTCAGGATTTGTCTCCTGAGTCTTATGGAAAAATTGATGGAATGTTTATTGAGAACTGCGATATGGTTATAAACTTTTATCGCAAGTATGATTCAGCATCGTTGTATCTTAATCTTGGAGTTTTTAAGGAGCACCTTGATCCAATTTCTGCAAAGTATGACGCCCTTATGGATAAAGAAGGCCTTGATCCGAACCTTCCTGATGGAGACGATGAAGATGTGCCATTCTAAGTAGTATATTCGCATAAAAATCATCGCCTCTAATGAAAGGGGGTTGACCGATATAGACGGCAGTCATGTCTATTGGCATATCTAAGTCATATCGAAACACCATATCTAATAGAGAGTCTTGGAACAAATAGTTCTAAGGCTCTCTTTTCTTTTACTAATTTATAGGAGGTTAAGGAAGAATTATGAAATATTGCACCAATAAAGATTGTAAACGCTATAAGGAAAATATTCGTAAGGATGGTTTGATACTGGACAGTTATTGTAAAGAATGTTTTTCCACAGGTTTTAATTATTATTCTAAAGCTGCCCGTACAAAAGAAGAATGTATTCCAGGAACAGATTATCCACTGCATTGTAAGCCTGTAAGAGCAATGTCTGGTGTTCGTTTTGGTTGGTAGGAGATAAAACTATGAATTATATTTTATGCGAAATTTGTATGCTTATTGGTATTGCTGTTGGTGTGTTAATTGAGAATGCAATTAAAGTTTATGAGGAGCGTGCCGTTCTTACAACATTAGAACAAGAGTGGTCAACTCGCTGTAATTATTATCGAAAAGAGCTTCGGAAGTATAAAGCTTTATGCTGGGTGAAGGGAATAGAAGATGATAATACGATTTAAAAAATTAAGCGAATCTGCAATTACGCCTACAATCGGTTCTGCTGGATCTGCAGGTTATGATTTATATTCTATAGACACGATTTCTATTAATCCCGGTGAAACAATTAAGATTCATACGGGAATTGCAATGGAGATTCCAGCAGGATATTTTGGCGGAGAATACGCAAGGTCTGGATTAGCCACAAAAGAAGGGCTAAGACCTGCTAATTGCGTTGGAATTATTGACTCGGATTATCGAGGAGAGATTATTGTTCCCCTGCATAATGACTCTAAAGAGAAGAAATTGATATCCTATGGCGAAAGGGTTGCACAGCTTATTATTCAGCCATATTTAATCTCTTCACTTGAGGAAGTAAATGATATTTCTGATACAGATCGTGGTAATGGCGGATTTGGTTCAACTGGGAGCTTTTGATTGAATGTGATTTTAATCATAGTCGCTTTAATAGCACTAAATATTTTAATTGATATTCTTTTTGTCATATTGGTCGCACATAGCTCTTACTCAAAGCCGCGTTGTGAAGACTGTGATGGAGATTGCGCACATTGTAAATTCTATGGAGGAGAATAACTATGGAAACAGTAAGAGAAACAGTTTTAGATGATGCAAAGTATGCTGTTTGTGGCGATCGAGATAAACAGTACGGAAGTCCTGAAGATAGCTTCGAAAGAATTGCTCGACTGTGGTCCGCTTACCTTAGTAGGCCCTTATTGACCAGCGATGTCGCAAACATGATGATTCTTTTCAAAGTTGGACGCAACATAACTGGAGTGGCAAAGCTTGATAATTGGGTTGATATTGCCGGTTATGCCGCTTGTGGTGCTGACTGTCAATTCTCAAATCTGTCTTTGGAACAGAAACAGGCAGAAGACGATACAAGATTGAAAACTGAAAGTATAAGAATATAAGATATATGGTGCAGATTAATTAGCATAGTTATATAATACAAATGGAGGGTGTATTATTATGAAAACTATTAAAAAATATTTAACACTTATTGCATCTGTTTTATTGATATCCATTGGGATTCCGACCGCTGCACATGCAGCAACACTTCCTACAACGCCTACAGTAACTGTATATGCACAGCCATCGTTTTCTCTTAAGTATATGAGTGATGGCGGATTATTTGATCCAATCTATTACAAGAAGATGTATCCAAATGTGATGCTATCTTTTGCACAGTCGCCAAAGGGTTTTTGTAAAGATGAAGATCTTTATAATTATTATTTAACTACTGGCAAAGCTTTGGGTCAGCTACCATATATGCCATCAAAAACTCCAATTCAGATATTTGATTATACAACTGTAAAGCAATATGAATCGGTTGTGTTGAATATGTCACCAGTCCTTGAGCATCATATGCTGAATAATAAGCCAGTGACAATTAGTCTTAAAAATGGTATCGGAGTAATGATGTCCGGTAATGCAGTAAGTGGAATCTATTTCTTTTCCAATTGCTGGCCAGTCAATCCAACATTCGCTCTTTTTGGATTACCGAATATTGGTCTTTGTGGCACCGTTACTAAATCATACGATCCCATTATGGTTGGACCTAATTTCTTAGCAGAAGTCAAATAAATAGTATTATATTTCAAAGTTATGCAAGCCTCTGAGTTCTTGATGAATTCAGAGGTTTTCTTTTTTCTTAAGAGAGGAGGGATAAAGAGCACTATATGATCGAATTATATCCTGAACAAAAAGACGCAATTCGAAAAATGCACAATGGTTGCATCCTAAATGGTGCTGTTGGAACTGGTAAGTCGAGAACAGCACTTGCATATGCGAATCAAAAGGAAAAAGGAAAAGATATTTACATCATTACTACCGCAAAGAAAAGAGATTCAAAAGAATGGGAAGCAGAAGCAAAACCGTTTCGATTTAAAAACATTGCAATTGATTCTTGGAACAATATTAAAAAGTATCAGAATATTTATGGGTGCTTTTTTATATTTGATGAGCAACGGGTTGTAGGCAGTGGAGCATGGGTAAAATCGTTCTTAAAGATTACAAAGAAAAACCATTGGATTCTCCTTTCTGCAACGCCCGGAGACACTTGGAAAGATTATATTCCTGTCTTTATTGCAAATGGTTTTTATAAGAATCGTACAGAGTTCAATATGAAACATGTGATCTATAAACCATATATGAACTTTCCAGTTATAGATCGATATGTTGATGAATATGAACTTATATCTCAACGCAATCAAGTCTTAGTTCACATGCGAGCCAATCGAAAGATTAAGAAAGAAAAGAAAAAGATTACTTGTATGTATGACAGAATCAAATACAAAAAGATATTTAGAGACCGTTGGGATGTATTTGAGAATAAACCAATCGAAGAAACTGGCAAACTTTGTTATCTCTTGAGAAGAGTAGTTAATGAAGATGAGGATAGAATTAACGCTTTGAAAGTCCTTCTTTGTGATCATCCAAAAGTAATTATATTTTACAACTATACTCCAGAATTAAATATTCTAAGACAAATTGCAACAGAAATGAAATTTGATATTGGTGAGTGGAATGGAGAAGTTCATAGTGAAGTGCCGACTTCAAAGAAATGGGTATATCTCTGTCAGTACACAGCAGCTTCAGAAGGTTGGAACTGCATTACAACAGACACAATTATATTCTATTCGCTCAGCTACTCTTACAAAGCTATAACGCAAGCAGAAGGGCGAATCGATAGAACAAATTCTCCATTTGATATTCTTTATTACTACTATTTGCAATCTACAGCTCCCATAGATCTTGCCATTGCAAGAGCATTACATGAAAAACGAGACTTTAATGAAAGGAGTTTTCTTGGCTTATGAATTGTTTAAAACTAATCAAAGAACATCCTGGATATTGTGTTTCAGCTACTGGCCAAGTTTTTGCAATGAAATTAATTGATGGAACGCAATACAAAATTATAGAACTTCAACAAGACTATTCGAACGGTCATGCAAGAGTCAAGCTAAATTATATTCATGAGGACGTTGGTCGATTAGTTGCCAAAGCTTTTATTAAAAACAATAGTTCATATTATAATCGCGTTTTTCATATCGATCGAAACCCTTGCAATAATGCAGTAGAGAATCTTTGTTGGATGACGGATTCAGAAGTAAAAATAGCTTCACAATGGACAAGAGAATATTGTTTAGCTCATTTACCACAGGATCTTGATATTCTAAGAGCTAATCAATTTGTCCCCATCTGAACGTGTTAAATTCATACCCTTTAATAGAGAGAGAAGGGAAATATTTCCTTCTCTTTTTTATTTTGGAAAGGAACGGTTTTGAGTAAATTAGAGAGTCAGTTTCAAGCTAAACTAATCAGGCGTCTCAAGAAAGAATTTCCAGGATGTGTCATTGAGAAACAAGATCCAAAATACATTCAAGGAATACCAGATCTTGTGATATTTTACAAAAACCATTACGCCATGCTGGAATGCAAAGAGAGTCAATCTGCAAATCATAGACCAAATCAAGATTATTATATTCAAAAGTTTAATGAGTGGTCTTATGCGTCCTTTGTGTATCCAGAAAATGAAGATATTGTCATAGCAGAATTGAGGGAGGTTTTGATTTGAAAAATTTTCATTTTAATAATCATCCCGAAATTAAAGAGGGACAGCATGCAATATTTGCACCTTCTCAAAAGTTGCTTTCTAGAAGCGAGCTCACACCAGAACAGTTGGACAATATTATTCGTTCAAAGTATGCAGCACAGATTGGAACCATCATTCATGCTGAAGCGGCAAGAATGATATTGCAGAAAAAGTCTGTTACAAAAACAAAGGTAGCAGATCGTATCTATGATGCGTTATGGCAAGCGAACATTCCAGATAAGTTAAATACACCTGAATTATATTTGGATACAGTCGTACCTTACATCAAAGATGCAATTGGTTTTGATATGTTACCAGAGCAACCGATTGTTTATAACTATCCAATTGCTTTCGGAACAGCAGATTGCATTCGATATAATCCAGTAAAACATGAACTTCGAATTCATGATTTAAAGACAGGAAAAATGGCAGCATCACTTGATCAGTTGGTCGAGTATGCTGCTTATTTCTTCTTGGAGTATCACATTAATCCAAAAGATGTTTCTGTTATATTGTGCATCTATCAGAATGGTGAAATCTTAACTGGTCTTCCAAAAGCGCCAGATATTTTACCGGTTATGTCAAGAGCTGTAGAGCTTACAAAGTATGTAAAGAATAACTATGTGGAGGTATAAAACATGCTTGATGTAGATTTATATTCTCAGATTATTCTAGATGCTCTTGAGCATACTGGTGTAGCACACGATGAGAATCCTCCGGGAAGAGGCTCTGGTAGATATCCTTTTGGAAGTGGAAATAGACAGCATCAGCATGATTGGGATTTGATATCCAGAATTAATAAACTTAAAGAAGCAAATCCTGACGCTTCAGAAGCACAAATCGCTGCAATGCTTGGATATTATCAGTACGATAATAGTGGAAAAGTCATTACAGATCCGGAAACGGGTACTCCAAAAGGATCTACTTCTAAGCTGCGGGCACAAAAACAGATCGCAGTTAACAACAAAAAGAAAGATGAGTATGCAGAATGTCTTTGGTACACCATGCATACAAATCCTGCAACTGGAAAGCCATATAATCCAAGTGAAATTGGTAGAATTATTGGTAAGAATGAATCGTCTGTGCGTTCTATTTTAGCCACAGGCCAGAATGGTAATCCAAACAAAGTTACTGACGTTGCAAATAAGCTGCGTAAGGCATCGGAAGAGAAAGGTTACATTGATATTGGTAAAGGTACTGAACTTTCTTTGAACATTTCTCCTGATGGCTTGAAAACTGCAGTTGAGATG